CGAATATAACAGGTGCATAAACGGATAATCAGAAACAAGTCCGTTACAAGCTGGAAAAAGAGTTGGGAAATTGGGACGGTCAAGTCTGGGGATTCGACTTTGACCCGAAAGAAATAAACCGTGCTGTCCGCTTTAAACAGCAATATCCTGATACAAAGCCGTTGTTCCCACTTATCGAGCGACAGATAACCAAGCAAGATGCAATGGGAATGCTTTGGAAAGCTGGCATTGAAATCCCTGCCATGTACAAGATGGGTTACAATAACAATAATTGTATCGGTTGTGTCAAAGGTGGAATGGGCTACTGGAATAAGATACGGAAGGATTTCCCGAATGTGTTTGATCGGATGGCTAAAATTGAACGAGAAGTAGGAGCAACGTGTCTGAAAGACCAATCTGGAAAAATATTTCTTGATGAGCTTTCTCCTAACCGTGGAGAAATGCCGGAAGAGATGATACCGGATTGCTCTCTTATATGCCAAATAGAATTTCAAGAATTACTTGACCGGCAGGTAGAACGAGTTTTAAAAGGAGAAATCAGTATTAATGATGTAACCTAATTAGCTTCAAACAAATTAGAAATGAATACAACTTTTGAAAAATCGGCTAATAGTACCGATGAATGGTACACACCGAAAGAAATTATAGACGCATTGGGTGAATTTGATTTAGACCCATGTGCCCCAGTAGCCCCCCCCTATAAAACGGCAAATGTCATGTACAACAAAAATGACGATGGATTAAAACAGGAATGGAAAGGTCGCGTTTGGTTGAACCCACCTTATTCCCGTCCTCTTATAGAATGTTTCGTTAAACGGATGGCAGAACATGGAAACGGCATTGCTTTACTTTTCAATCGTTGCGATTCAAAGATGTTTCAGGATGTGATATTCGAGAAGGCAACGGCAATGAAATTCTTGCGTAACCGAATCAGATTCTTCCGTCCAGACGGAACTCGTGGAGATTCTCCCGGCTGTGGTAGTATTCTCATCGCTTTTGGTGAGGATAATGCGGAGGTAATAAAAACTTGTGATATTGCAGGTAAGTACGTTAGAATAAATTAGAGCAAAACTGAACAAAAATGAGTAAAACAACAATTTATTATCTATTCCTAGTAGCAATGTATATGCTGCTAGGATAGGTGGAAAGGAGAGATATGAAACAGACAGTAGAAGAAGCAGCATACGATTATGCTACTAATAAAACGAAGTTCAGAAAAGACGTTCTGAAAGAAGTTGACGCGGATACCTACGTTTCACGTCATGCTGATAGTATGGAAGATTTTCAATGTGGTGCAGAGTGGCAGTCAAAGCAATCGCCTTGGATTAACGTTAAAGAAAGGTTGCCGGAAGAAGAACAAAAAATCTTCGTTTTGACAATGGGTTATGGCGTACCATATATTCAAAAAGAAACGTTTCGTAGAAGCAACAATTTAGATATAAAGGGAATATGGACTCACGGAAACAGTATCGTGTTGGCATGGCTTCCTATTCCGTCTTTCGATGATATATTAAAGAACAACAATAAAAAATGAAAGCAATAACCATAAAACAGCCGTGGGCCTCTTTGATAGTCCATGGTATTAAAGACATTGAGAACCGTACTTGGAGCTGCCCTAAGAAATACTTAGGGCAGAGGGTACTGATTCATTCAAGCGGTAAACCTTTGAATTATGATAATTTCTATGATTCAATACTTACCAATGAGCAGTTATTGGCATTACCGGAAAACAAAGAGTGGAAAGATTTTAGTTTTTGTACAGGCTCCATAATCGGAAGCGTCGAGATAATAGACTGTGTACAAAACCATCCTTCCATCTGGGCAGAGAAAGGAGTTTATAACTGGGTACTAGCTAACCCTATTCTCTACGAAAATCCAATTAAGGACGTGAAAGGCAAATTATCCTTTTGGGATTATCCCGGTATCAAAGAGGTAAAGATAGAATGTCCGGAATGTGGCAGTATAGAAATAGCTGTTGAGGACTATACAACGGCACCATTCCCAACTTATTTGCATAGGTGTAATAAGTGTGAACATGTGATTATAGAAAGTGAGTGGAAGGAGGTAAAACTATGAGAGATTTTTATGAACTGATAAACCAATATCCATGGACTACTATTTTTCTTGCTATTTTCATTTATGAAGTGATTAAATGTGTGATGTCTAATTTGAAAAAGAAATAGCCATGAGCAAACTATATAAAGTAACTATTTTCGGGGAATCATTCCTAATCGGGTGGTTCCCTTTCTCTTCACGCTGGTATAACAAGCTAAAGATAATCAAATGATAGTACGTCATTTTATAAGAGTTCCGGTTGGAAGTACTGTCTATTGCGACAATCAGCCGGTTAAAATACTAGAGAAAGGATATGCCCTTGCTCTATGTGATGTTAATGGGAAACGGGTATATATCACTTGCTATGATTTGGAAAAGAAACCATTCGTCAGCACGAATGGGGAAGAATGAAAAAGAGCCAACCCACGCACGACCATGAATCAGCTCTTCCTTACACGATTATGATGCAAATATACTATTTACTTTTAAAATAATCGTGTTATGGAACTGGATTTTAACAAAATAATTCGCCTTAAAAAGATTAGAATTGAGAAATCAGAACTTTCAGAGGAAGAAAACGCCTTGACCACCCCAATTTTGAAAGACAAAAGCCTTATCCATGAAATCTACAAAATATTCGTTGAGTTGCTGAATGAGAGAGGATGTCCACCGAATATTGACAGTGTTACCCAGCGGAAGAAGTTCATTTTCATTATCCTGTACCTGTTTTCTCCAAGTTCGCTTGCCGGTGGGAAAATGACAGCAGGGCTACGTGAGGAGATGTCAAGAGTATTGGGGATTCAGTCCAAGAGTACAATTTCCGACAATTGTGCTGATGTCGTATTTCTGTATCAGAACTATGGGGATTTCAGTGGAGATATAGAGTATCTTTACACCGAAATCGTAAATCGGTTAAGAATTAAAGGGCTAATCAATTAACAAAGCGATAAGAATTACTTACCGCTTTGTTTTTTTAACTCAATTTTGAGCCATCGAATTATAATTATTCCTATATTTGCGATACTTTTCTGCACAAAATTCTTTGTGTTATGTGTATAACTCCGTTTTTAAGCATACATAAAGGTTGATATATTAGTATTAACTTTAAAAAAGGAGGTTTTATGTCTGATGATAAAGACTATTATGAAAAAGAAGAACGAAGAATAGTGAAAAATGCCACAGAAAAAGGAGTACCTTTTGAAACAGCTGCAATCATTAGCAGAAATATAAGGCAGGAGGGATTAAGAGATTATGAATATCTTCAAATGCTCAAAGGTAAATTGAGTGATGAAATTAATCGTAAAAAGTAAATCAACAGGCCGGAGTTCAGTGCTCCGGCTCAATTTTATACAACTAACAGAATTAATATTCTAATAAAAAAGTAGAGAGATATTATAATTCCTACCCCTATAATACTTTTTGTTACCCAGTCATGTTTAAATACATCATACTTAAACATTCCACCAGGTACAAATTCGTGGGCTACATATTTTGCTTTCCAATACCCAATGCCAATAAACGTCATTCCTAATCCAAGTCCTAAAACATATCTTCTTTCAATAAATTGTATATCAAATATCATTGCTGCTGCGGAAAGAAGGATGCCACATAAAAGTACTAATTTCCACCAATAATCGACTTTAAATAATTGTCCTAAATCCATAATTCTATCTTTATTTATAGTATTCTTTTCCTTGTATATTTTCATGGTCCGGTATACGTGGTTCTCCGTCAAAATGGATTTTACCTCCGCAATGGGGGCAGACGATAACGTTTTCTTCCTCTTCCTTATCTTCCCCTATCAGTGTTGTAATAGACACATTGAGAGCATCAGCTATTTTTAGAAGATTATCCAATGAGGGGGATGATTTTCCAGTCACGATATTGCTAACTGCAACCTTTGAAATGCCAACCTTTTCCGCAAGCCAAGCGGAAGTGACGTTTCGCTCGCTCATTATTTCTTTTATTCTCAAATCCATAAACTATACTTTATTTCAATTACTCCGCAAAGTAACGCAAACTTTATCAAATAACCTAATTAGGATAAAGTTTACTTTATTAAATAATGTTAAGTAATAAATAAAACTTTATCAAACTTGTTGTGTTTAATAAAGTTTACTTTATCTTTGCATCATCAGAAACGAAGTAATAACAATTAAAACATATAAGATATGAAAGCAACAGAATTTAAGAAAGGTCAATCAGTAGTCGTAACTACTAAAAATGGTAAGGTAGAAGGTACTATTTCAGGTGTTGATATGAATGTTTGCACTTTTGAAGCTGACTATTCAGTAGATTATCTGAAAGAGGGTAAAACATGGACTATGATTTGTGTGCCTGCAAGAGCGATAGAATTAGCATAAGTTTAATCGGCAGGGCGAAAGCCCTGCGCAATATAGAAGAATATGAAAGAAAATATATTTTTAAAAGCAGTTATAGAAAAACCGTTATTGAATAATGAACCAGAAGTTTTACACCTTTTCGTTCAAATTATCAATGAAATAACTTCTTGTATGTCAGAAGACGAGTTAAGAGGCTGTATGAGCTCTTTAATAGTAAGACACCCTTATTTTAAACTGTTTTTCGATTATGGTTTCGGACATAATCATATGTGGGTGAAAGCATCAGGTTCTTTAGAAAGATTGATATTGGTTGAGTTCTAATCCGGTAGCCTTATGGCTACCACAATATACACGATTATGAAAGCAGATTTAGTTTTAGTTATCAGCCCTGAAGCCCCACTGATGAAGCAACTGGGCAAGGTATTGGGTAAGATGGTAACCCCTTATGACTTCTCTACTATAGAGAGGGGTGAAAAGTACATCACCATACAGCATGATGAAACAGGGTTTGTAGTGGCTTATACGAGTGAAGAAAGATTGAACGTAAAAATGAATTAAGAATGAAGAATGTATTAGAATCTTTGAAAGAAAGTGTCAAGAGTGGCAAAATCACAATCAGAGAGGCAGCTATAAAGCTGCATAAAGCAGGGTGGACGAGTTTTGTAGACGTGGATAAAACGAAACAATTACTTGAATTATGAACTCAATAAATGTAAACGGTTGCAGCGTATGCCAGCCCGGCAAAGAGAATTACACTACCTACAACACCAGGTTGAGAGGTAAAAAGAGTGAGAATGTACCAGTACGACTACCGTACTGAAAGCGGTGAACTTTTTTCTTGTTGTGCGCCTACCTTAGAGGCGTGTAGAGAAAGACGGGATAAATGGCTTAGTTCACGACAATAAGCCGATTGTCGTGTATAACGATTGAAGATATTTCGTTATCTTTGGTTGTGGTAGTACCTTTGGGGTACTATCGCGGGGTGTAGCAGTGGTAGCTTTTCACTTTGACTTGGTGAAGGTCGGTTGTTCGATTCAGCCCCCCGCAACTATTGAGTATTAATTTAAATTTGACACGATTATGAACATTCTTACATTAAGCATCAAACAGAAGTATTTCGATGAAATCTTGGCAGGCAAGAAAACCCACGAATACCGTGAAATCAGACCAACTAACGCTAAGAAGTATATCACTTACCTATGTGGCGGTAAAGAATATCCGGCTGATGCAGAACTGCCTGAAGAAGGTGAGGTAGAATTGAAGCCTATCAAGTACGATGCAATCAAGCTTCTGACAGGTGCATATACAGGTAAACGTCCTTATATTATCGTTGAAGTGAAAGCAGCAGAAGCTGTTATTCTCACAGATGAAAACGGTAATGATATTGTTTACGAACATCAAGGCGAAGAATATCTTGCTGCACAAATGAATTATACTTTGGGCAAGATATTAGAAAAACATATAGATTGATTTGTTTAACTTTTAAAATTAGAAAGCAGAGTCGCAAGAAGAATTAACAGAGTAGCCGGGCCTCGCAGAAATATGAATGGTGCAGGGGCAGGTGGTAGATTGGTTGCCAATCGTAGAGGTACAGCAAGTGCCACACAGTTAGGATCACGCAGACAGCGTTACAGTGATCTTCGTACTTCATTTGGTTTAAGTGGTGGCTAGCTATGAACAAAGTAGAACAAGCGAGTCAATATATAGACCTCATTCGGGTAAAATCGAATGAGGCTTTACTGTTTTTATCACTTGGTAAAGATTCGCTTGTTCTGCTTGATTTAGTCTATCCGAAGTTTGACCGGATTGTTTGCGTGTTCATGTATTTCGTTAAGAATTTGGAACATATTAACCGTTGGATAAACTGGACTAAAGCCAAATATCCGAAAATAGAGTTTGTTCAAGTACCACATTGGAATCTCACTTATATTCTCCGTGGCGGTATGTATTGTGTGCCAAATCCGAAAGTAAAGCTGTTGAAGTTGGCAGATGTGGTAAAGGCTATGCAACTTACTCATGGAGTTTATTATACATTCTTGGGCATGAAAAAAGCTGACGGTATGAATCGTAGACTTATGTTGAAAGGGTATGAGGTAAACGGCTACGAGAATAACGGTATGGTTTATCCTTTAGCTGATTGGACACAAAAGGATATTCTTGCTTATATGAGGCAGCATAATTTACCCGAACCAGTTCGGTATTCATTGAAAGCCAGTTCGGGAGTAGGCTTCAATTTTGATTGTATGCTTTGGATGGAGAAGAACTATCCACAGGACTTACAGAGAATTTACAAAACTTTCCCGATGGCTGAAAGAGTACTTTGGGAGTATCATAATCAACAAAAGTAATATGTATGGAACTAAGTAAATATATCAAGAGTGAATCGGTAGAACTTAACCGTTCTGCCATTCGTTTTGCAGACTACAATCCGAGAAAACTTTCCGATGAATCACGCAAAGCATTAAAGCGTGGTATCAAGAAATTCGGATTGGTAGGTGGAATAGTTGTGAATAAGCGTACGGGGCTTACAGTCGTCAGTGGGCACCAGCGTTTGTCTGTCATGGACGAATTACAAAAGTTTCCCGATAACGACTATCGCATTCGTGTCGATGTCATTGACGTGGACGAACAGCAGGAAAAGGAGTTGAATATTCTAATGAACAACCCTAATGCACAAGGTTCTTGGGATTTTGACGCTCTTGCCCGTATTGTTCCTGATATTGACTGGAAAGATGCAGGATTGACGGATGCCGACTTGAATATGATTGGGGTTGATTTTCTTTTGCAGACCGAAGAAGAAAGCTCCATTGCTGACGAACTGGAAAGCATGATGTCGCCTGTAACAGAACAAAAAGAAGCCGATAAAGCCGCCAAACAGTTGGAACGTGCTGAAAAGGTAGCCCACATGAAAGAGGTCAAGCATCAGGTGAAAGAAAACGCACAGAAGCAAGCTGAGAACATGGATGCCTATGTGATGTTGTCCTTCGATACCTATGAAGCTAAAGCCGCTTTCTGCGAAAGGTTCGGGTATGAACCAGATATGAAGTTTATAAAGGGAGAAGTTTTTGATGAACAAGTAGAAAGAATAGATTAATTATTGGGAGGAAAGCTGAGTTAGAAAGAAAACATATAGCCAGTTATATCAGCAGTCCAGACGAATAATGTACAACGCTGGAAGACAATACGGGTTAGGTTCTGCAAGACAAAGAAACATAAGGGATAGAACGAAATCCATAATGGGAAGATATGCTGAGAAAATAGATAGCTATTTCTCAAAAAGAGGAGTTGATGTCTATGGAAACAAGCCAATTTCTCGCCGTGTCTATATGGGTAACAATAACGGTTAAAATTATGAGCAATAGTGAATCTCAAAATAGAAAAGGTAAAGGAGGAAGAAAGCCTAAGTTTGATTATACAAGCGAGGAATTTCTTTCTCTCGTGGAATCGTATGCCAAAAAGGGATTCACTGACAAGGAAATTGCTTATGCCATAGGGATTTTGCCTCAAACATTCTGCGAAAAGAAAAGTGAGTACACCGAAATATCCGAAGTCTTAGCGCGTGGGCGCGCGACAATCAATGCCACTGTAAGGGCTAAATTCCTTGCAATGGCTCTCGGTGGCATAAAAACCAAAAGCACCGTGGTAAGAAAGCTCCGTGATTCAGAAGGGAATTTGACGGGCGAAGATGAATTACAAGTAAGCGAAAGCGAGTTGGCTCCTAATTTGCAAGCAATGTCCGTTTGGCTGTACCACCATGATGAAGATTGGAGAAAGATTGAGCGCAAACAAGATGAAGACGCTGATATTCCAACAGACATAGAGCATGGCATTAACATTGATTCTTGGATTAAAGACAAGCTGAAATGATAGTACCTCAAGAAATTTACCATCCATTATACGAGGATAAGGAAAAATTTATAATTCTTATTACCGGTGGGCGTGGTTCGGGAAAGTCTTTCAATGCTTCTACCTTTATTGAGCGGTTGACTTTTGAAATGACTCCCGTAGAGAAAATAGTTCATCAGATTCTTTACACCCGTTACACGATGGTTTCTGCCGGTATGTCTATCATCCCCGAAATGATGGAGAAGATAGATTTGGACGGTACCACGAAATATTTCAAGACCACAAAGACGGACATAGTCAATAAGATGACTAAGAGCCGTATCATGTTTCGGGGTATCAAGACTTCTTCCGGAAACCAGACAGCAAAACTGAAATCCATTCAAGGCATTACGACTTTTGTCTGCGATGAAGCGGAAGAGTGGACAAGCGAAGATGAGTTCGACAAGATAATGCTCTCCATTCGCAAGAAGGGTATTCAGAACCGGATTATCATTATAATGAACCCATGTGATTCCAATCACTTCATCTACAAGAAATACATTGAGAAAACTCACAAGCTGGTAGAGATTGACGGTGTGCAGGTTCAGATTTCCACTCATCCGAATGTGCTCCATATCCATACTACGTATTTTGATAACTTGGATAACCTTTCTCCTGAGTTCCTGAAAGAGGTGGAAGATATGAAGGTGAGTAATCCTGAAAAGTATGCTCATGTGGTTATCGGCCGGTGGGCTGACGTTGCAGAAGGTGCTGTGTTCAAGAAGTGGGGAATTGTTGACGAGTTCCCGGCTTGGGCAAAGAAAATTGCTTTCGGGCAAGACTTCGGTTATACGCATGACCCGTCTGCTTCCATTCGTTGTGGTATCGTTGATAACGCCCTTTACTTGGATGAAGTGGATTACCGTACTGGATTGCTTTCTTCTGACATCATCAAGACTCTTCGCCCGTGGGGATTGAAAGTCATTGCTGACAGCGCAGACCCACGTTTGATTCAAGAGATACACAACGGAGGAATCAAGATATATGCCGTAGAGAAAGGTGCAGGCTCTATCAATGCCGGAATTGACAAAATGAAAGATATGGAGATTTATATAACCAAAAGCTCGTACAACTTGCAAAGCGAGTTCAGAAAGTATGTTTGGGCAAAGGATAAGGACGGGAACTATATCAACGAACCGGAAGACCATGACAATCACGGAATAGATGCTGTACGTTACTATGTATTGGGTGAGCTTCTTGGTAAGATTCAGAAGCCGAAAGATTTAACAGGAATATTCACACATTAAAAATATAAGCTATGCCATTGAATTTAGAAGAAATATTAGCATTGCCTGACATCGGGCAGAAGATAAACTACCTGAAGAAAGGTAGGAAGACTGAACTTCCCGACCGTTGCAAACTTTGGGATGATTGGAATCCGGAACGACATGAAATCATGGTTGACAAAAAGAAATATCCGGACAGAAAGGTTCTTGAAAAAGAAGCTGAGAAACACTTCGATGAAAAAACTGGTAAGACTTATGAAATCGAAGCAAAGTATAAGACTGAACCGGTGAACCGTATTTCCATTCCATTGGAACAAGATATAGTGAATATTCAAACTGCTTTCACGGTCGGCACAGAACCGTCTATGGATTGCATTCCGACTGATGATGATGAAAAGAAGCTGCTGGATGCGGTAAAGGCTGTATTTAAATCCAACAAAATCAAATACCAAAACAAGAAGATTGTCCGTGCCTGGCTCTCCGAACAAGAAGCGGCAGAATATTGGTATGTTACCGATGATGATTCGTTTTGGGCAAAGTTTTGGAAGAAAATAAAGACTTCTTTCGGTGGCAAGGTCAAGCCCACCAAGAAACTGAAAAGCGTGTTATGGTCTCCATTCAGAGGTGATAAGCTATACCCGTTCTTTAACGACGAAGGTAAAATGATTGCTTTCTCACGTGAGTATAAAAAGAAGCTCATGGATGATTCGGAGGTCACCTGCTTTATGACTATCACGGACAAAATGGTTTATCAATGGGATTTGTCTAAAGGGTATGAAGAAAGAACGCCTTTTGCTCATGGATTCCCAAAACTACCGGTTCTCTATGCTTATCGTCCTGAATCTTATTGCAAGAAGATAAAGACATTCCGTGTCCGGCTGGAAAAACTGTTATCTAATTATGCTGATTGTATAGACTACCATTTCTTCCCACTGCTGAAGCTAATTGGAGATGTAGAGGGTTTCATGGGTAAGGTTAAGGATAGAATGGTCAAACTTACAGGTGAAGGTGCGGATGCCCAGTATCTGACGTGGAACCAAGTTCCGGATACGGTACGTTTTGAAGCAGAAACACTCACTAATATGGCTTATGATATGTCAAACACTCCAAGAATATCCTTTGAGACGTTGAAGGGGGTAGGCAAAGCATCAGGAACCGCTTTCCGCTTTATGTTCATGGGTGCACATATGGCGGTAGAAAATCACGGTGAGGTTATCGGTGAGTTCTTGCAGCGGAGAGTAAATTTCATTGTTTCCGCTTTAGGCTCTATCAATCCAACCGAGTTTAACAAGGCATCGCAGACCATTGACATAGAAACAGAACTGGTTCCATATATGATTGATGATTTGAATGATAAGGTGACTACTGCCGTTTCCGCTGTCAGTGGTGGAATTTGGTCAACACGTGAAGGTATCATGTTTGCCGGAAATGCTGACCGCATCGAAAGCGAATTGAAAGAAATTAAAGAGGAGAGAAAAATGAAAGAATCTGAAAAAGACAAAGGGGGCTGATTAGTCCCCTTCTTTAAACTTCCAGATATATCCGTAGGCTTGGTGGTAAATACCTCTACAACATTTAAGGATAAAGCTATTGCACCCATTAAAAGCTCTTGCAATTTCTTTTGAACCATGCCATTCTTTAATAAATTTACCATCAAGGGTATATTGTAATATTGTTCTTGATCGTTTATTATCTATACCTTTGGGCTGTGGCGTACCTTTTTTACTTTCACTAATTTTCTTTCGTGTTAAAGGATTATTCATATTGCCTGTTTTGGTAACCCAATGCAAATTTACAGCTCTATTATCGTCTTTAATAGCGTTTATGTGGTCAATGTCCGGCTTATTACTTGGGTTGGGAATAAAAGCTAATGCTACTAATCGATGAATGGCTTTTCGCTTATATTTTTTGTTCTTATATAAACAAACGTATGTATAACTATGTATTTTTAATGGTTTTAAGATATGTTCTTTCATCAACCAATCTACCGAACCGTTAAAGCAATATTTAGGTAATGCCTTTACTCTACCTAAATTTGATACTTGGTATAATCCTTCGTACCCTTCAATGTCTTTCCAAATTTCGTCCATATTCTTTTTTGCTTTAAAGTTAATAAATAAAAGGCAGTCTTTATGTCGTGCGAAGACTGCCTTTGAGTAATCGTGTATGGTTAGTTTTTAAATATCAGCTTATACAAACCCGAAGTCGGTGACGAGAACATTGGTGCACGTCCGGCTATTACCATCCGTTTGCGTTCTTCTGGAAATACGTCTTTCAGCTTCTCAATATTGCTTTTCAAACGGTCTTCTGTAAAAATACAACCGCTTGCCTCTTCAAGCATGAAGTCGTTAATCACTTTTATTAATCCCTGTACATAAAGGTTATTCATGTCAATTACTAATTCTTCTGTTTTCATATTCGTTATATTTATGTGTTTATACTTAATTTCGTTTACCACTGTTATTATGAGATTTTAACAAGGTTGCATTTCTTGAAACAACGCCATTCTTCTTTTTCAGTGTCAAAGTACACCTGGCAATTATCAGCCGTTTTCTTTGTACCTTTTGTTTCGGGTACTCTGTTTTCCAAGAGAGTGCCAAAGGCTTGACGTAGCGTACCGTCTGTCTTTTTGAAGTAAAACTCTACTATCTTCACTTTCAAAGCCGCTTTCAGTTTTAAATTAGCCCATGCGCATTTCAATGCCTCACTCATTGAATAACCGTTCTTGCGAACGAACGACCATGCCATTTGCATAACCTCTTTCATCTGACTTCTAAATTTTGTGCTCATACTCTTATATAATATATTCTATTTTTATATGCGCAAATATAGATTATATTATATAATTAGCAATAATATCACTGTTAATAAAATGTAATATGATATATTTTTATAGATTGAAATTAGATTATAATATATAATGTGTATATTTGTATCTGAAATCAAACTTATAATATATTATATATGGATTTACGAGTGAAGGAAGTATGTAAAGAGAAAGGAGTAACTCTTGCAGAAGTAGCATCTAAAATAGGTGTGGCTCAAGCAAGCCTTTCTAAAATGTTGGGAGGTAACCCTACTATTGGTACATTGGAAAAGATTGCCGATGCTTTGGGTGTTCCGGTAACTGAACTATTTGAGAAGTCAAACACCGGAGATATAGTAGGCTTCGTGAAGATAGGAGATACCGTGCATGAGGTAAAGTCTGCGGAAGATGTTAAGGATTTAGCTGAAAGGTTATGATTATGGAGACAACTACAAAATACGACACTATTATCAATTTCTTTTTAGATAATTGGATTATAGCTACCATTGTTGTAGCAGCTGTAGTAATAGGGTTTATTCCTTCATTAAGAGATGGAATAAAACAGATTTATGACTTAATAAAGGAAGCCTTCAAAAAAGAAGAATTTGTAATTAAATATAAAGATGAGACAATAACTTTTGAAATAATGCTTCGAAGCCAACATTTTGATATTGTTAAAATCCATGCAATAACACATGTTTTGGGAGTACATTCTGAAAGAGAATGGATAAATAAATACTATCCTGATTATAGTTGGGGCATGCAAAAGCTGAGAAATATAACATTGGACGGGAATAAATCAATACCTTTTGATATAATATGTATATCGAAAGGGAATAACCATAAGGAGATTTATTTTGACCTAAGTGATTTTTTTAACGAATCAGGATGTACTTCTTCTGATATAAATAAGTTTGCAGAGGGGAAAATTAAAGAGATATATAATAGGAAAAATTAATACATGTAGAAGAGGAACTTGCAGAAATCAAAGAGGAACAAGCAGCAAAGAATGAGCAAATCGGAGATAAGGGAAAGAAAAACGCCTCTTAGTTAGAAAAATTACGGGACTTATAGTTTTAGTATAAGAAAAATAGTTAGCGGTGGCTTCAAAGAGTTGCCGCTATTTTTTTGCTCTTTTAAATTATAAATATTAGAATATAATTTTGAATTATAGAATTATATATGTATTTTTGCCACATGATAATTGAGTAACCAATGAGAATATTTACCGAACAAGCATTAAAAGAATATGCAGAGAACCATCCCGATTCAAAGGTCGCTTTGCAAGAATGGACTACCATTGTGAAAAGAAGCAAGTGGACCTGTTTTGCCGATATTAAGAAAACGTTTAATAGCGTTGATAATGTAGGTAATCAACACTATGTTTTCAATATCAAAGGCAACAACTATCGTTTGGTAGTAGTGATTAAATTCACTATTCAGTTTGTGTATATTCGCTTTATTGGTACTCATAAAGAATATGATAGAATAGATTGCGCTAATATTTAGGATTATGACAAAGATAGAAAATCAAGCCCAATATGAATGGGCGGTGAAAAGAGTAGAGGAACTTCTTCCATTAGTGAAAGATGATACTCCTTTGAATGACCCAAATAGCATAGAATTGGAGCTTCTTTCTAATTTGGTTGCTGATTATTCCGAAGAACATTTTGCATTGGGAGAACCAACACTTGTGGATGTTCTTAAACTTCGTATGTACGAAATGGGGCTTAATCAAAAATCACTTGCAAAGTTGGTTGGTGTCAGCCCATCACGGCTAAGTGATTATATATCCGGTAAATGTGAACCTACTTTAAAAGTTGCTCGTGAGATAAGCCGGAAGCTAAATATTGATGCTAATATAGTGTTAGGTGTATAAGTATAAGTTTTTGATGTGATATATTTTAGGCGTGATTCATTCGGTTTCACGCCTAAAATAACTTACCTCCAAACAAGCTTCTTAAGCTAAAATCTATATCCGTAATTCTTTTTATTTCAATTAAATCTCTATATACAAATCCGCCAACATTTATTTTTTCACATTGCATTTTTAAATAAATTTCACGAGATAGTTCAGCTCTTGGGGTAACTTCTAAAAAGAACCATTGTCCATACAATATTAATGTATAAAATCCATAAGTTTCTATATCATTAAATTGTGAATCGGAAAAGGAAAACTTAGGAGATGAAAATTTTTCTTCTATTAAGTAAACTCCATTATTGACTAAATAATACAAAGGAATATCTCCAATATTATAACGTGCAAATCTCCTAATTTGATTAAATCGATTGTCTAATCCATTACCTGTTATTTTATGATATTCTTGAAGGAACATTTCATATATTCCTCTCTTGAATTGTCTTGCAAATGTTGTTAGAAATCTATCATTAAACTTAAAATGTGATTTGAGAACTATTTTTCTTTTTGACTTCCAATATTCGAAATATATTGACTTTAATCTTTCTGAATTATCTTTTCTGTTAAGCAAGGCTTTTGGTAGTCCAAATATTTCTTTAACACAAACTTCTATACAAAGTTTAGGAAACACAAAGTCGTCAGGTTGACCGAAATAGTGATTGCATTCATCGCAAATATCAACACCAATATTTATGCTACCTAAACTTTTTGGCATAGTATGTGGCTTCTCTTTAAATGTCGTTTGAGTTACATCTTTACCACAAAAAATACAAGTTCCTTTATTTATATAGTCCATACTGTTACTTTATTTTACAGCAAAAATAGAATTTTAAATTGATTTCTTCACAACCTTTTCTTAGTGAATGCTATACAACCTAATTATTTCCCCTTTAATTGTTTCCTCCTTACTTTTATACCGTATTCACGACAATCAATCCATTGTCGTGAATGGGACGCTTAAATATTTACTAATCATCTGCATTGGTGGTATTTTTACTTCCGTAAATTGAATTTCAAATTTAATAATTCATACGGTATGATAAGCTTAGAACAAATCTTGGCAGGACTGCAACAGAAATTCGCTGGGGTGGACACTGCTATCTTAACCCGAATCGCTACTAAAAAGGCAGAGGGTGTAACGGACGAGACAAAGGTAAACTCTATTATTGAGGGTATCAGCTTTTCGGACGTGCTTAATTCCTATGGTGATTTCCGTGCCGGGGATGCTTCAAAAACGGCAGTGACTAACTACGAGAAGAGGCATAACCTTAAAGACGGTAAGCCAATCGAGACTACCACAACCACCAAAACGGAAGAGAATAAAGACGATGTGCCTGCATGGGCGCAAGCTTTAATTGACTCCAACAAGAACCTTTCTGATAAGCTAACACAGTTTGAAACGGAAAAGGCTCAAGCAACACGTAGCCAGCAGATTTTGGCAAAGGCAAAGGAGTATGGTATTCCCGAAAACTACGCCAAACGATGCGCCATTAAGGACGATGAGGACTTGGACGCATACTTCAAGGACTTGAAGCAGGAGTTTGCGAATGACGGCTTTAAGGGTGTAGTTCCTCCAGATACAGCAAAAAAAGAACTGGAGAATGAGACTCAGGCGTTTGCGAAAATGATTGCAGACGACACTAAAGAAATTGTAGAACAACAAAAACAGTGATTTTATGGCAGCAGGATTTAAGTATAATCTTGAACCGGAAGTTGAGCAGGAAGAACGCTACGACGTAGAAACCGGACGCAGACGCAGAGGTCCGTATAAGTTGGACACAACCAACCTCGTTGTCGGCTCGTACTTGCCCTCATTCACACCGATTGCAGCTGACTTGGTGAAGAAAACATCCCAAGTGGCTATCCGTGTGGAAGTATATGAGAAGTTTACGACAGGCTCCAATACCACATTGAAAATCAAGAAACGTTCTTTGGCTTACAAAGGTATGCACTTGGGTAACGGTGCGCATGGAGCGACAATCAACGCTATTGACAAGGCTGACAAAGCTTTTGATAAGCTGACGTTAGTGGCAGACTTTGGAGAAAATCTAGAAGCTGGAACAGTTCTTTACGAAGCGACAGCCGCAGATGGTACAACACCCAAAGTTATCGCAAATTCAGCTCTGTATGAAAGGAAGCAGGTAGAGGATGGCATAGTATTGGTTTCCCTTTTGATGCGTGCGTTTGAAATCGAACCGACCAAGCTGGTAATGCCTTTCGCAGATATTGACAAGGCGAATATGCCGCACTTCCAGTTTAATGCTCAGGATGTCAAACAAGAAAAAGACACTGTATCAATTCCTAAGGCTTCTTCTAGTCAGGACGGTTTGATGAGTAAGGAAGATAAAGCCAAATTGGATGGGGTTGCAGCACAAGCTAACAAGTATACTTTAACAGCAGCTACGCCTTCTGCTCTTGGAGGTGTAAATCAGGCAGCCAAAGTGAATGATGCATCTGGTACGGTGTCGGTAGAAAACTTTAACGGATTATTGACAGCGTTGAAAAACGCAGGTATAATGGCAAAATAAAGAAAGGAGGACTAATATATGATGCTAACTATTCATACATTGTTTAATGACCCGAACATTGTAAATGCAGTGATTCAGCGTGTCCTCAAGACAAGAAAGGACACAATTTATTGGCAGCAGTATTTGGGCTTCCGTAGGACTACTACTCGTGTATTTAAAGACTACATCGGTCAGGTTACTGGCGTGATGGCTGGTTCCATCAACTCCCGTTATGGCGAAAAGCCTATCCGTGAACGCAGGAATATCGGTTCCGGATATGGTGAGATTGCCTATTTGGGTGACCGCTATCAAATCTCAATCGACCGTTTGTCTGACTTGCAGGACTTGATAGATAAGTATAATGCCGCCAAACCGGAAGACCAGAAAGCAGCCATGCGTGACATCGTGGACTTCATCTATGACGATTACCGTCAGGTATTGCTGGCACCGCACAAGCGTATGGACATTATCGTAGGCTCTCTGTTGATGACTGGAGCAGCAAGCGTGAAGAACAAGGACGACAATGCCGGAGGAATTGACTTATTGAACATCGACTTGCCGTTCAAGTTTATCAAGCCGGACACAGAGGATAAAAACTATTTCGTCACTTACTTGCAGCAGAAACTGAATGAGCTGAAATCTATTTACGGCACATTCCCCAAGATGATTATGAGCCGTGGCACATTCGTCAAGAACATCATCGGGTCAAGCGAGTTCGGTGATAAGTTCAAGATGCAGCTTACAGGTAATGAAATGTATATGTCTACCGGGATTATCACCTCGCAACTGGCTTCTACCATTTTTACAGGTATCGGACTTCCGGCTATTGAAATCAAGGAAGATTATGTGGTAGACCAAACAGGTAAGAATATCCCCATTTATGCAGATGGTCGTATTTCCCTGCTTCCGCAGGATAAAATCGGTTATATGCGCTTCCACACTCCTTATGAAGCTGTGGATGGTGTACCGGGACGTAATTACACTCAGGCAGATGGCGATATGCTGATTTCAGGTTACAAGGACGGCAATGGTCGCTATCTGGAATACACAGCCGAATGGATTCCGCAGATTGCGAACCCGAACCTGATTGTGAACTTCGATTTGAGTGAGATGAACGCATGACAGTAAACGATTATATATTACAGAAGTTTCAGACCTTCGGCGTTAACTTGTCGGAGGCTGACCTTTTCGATATATGTCTGAACGCAAAGATAAGCGGAGGGGGGGAGATGAACGAGGATTGCCAAACACGGGTGTCGGTGGCAATTGCGAAGTTCATCCCCTCTCTATTGCTTCGTGCCACTTCCATCAGCGAAAGCGGTTTTTCTATGTCTTGGAACATTCAAGGCATTAAGGATTACTATTCATTTCTGTGCAAGCGGTACGGTTTGAAAGACGAACTGGGTAACAAACCTAAAGTGACTTTCTTATGATATTCGCTCCACACATATTGCAGGTAAAAGTTATCACCCCAATGGATAAGGATGAGTTTGGCAGACCTATTCCCGGAACAGGTGGTGAAAGCTGGCAGGAGGTGTGCAAATGCCGTTGTGATGATAACACTACCAAAGAGTTTTCATCTGATAACGGCTCTGTGTATCGTCCGAATTATCATGTGGTATGCGAGAAGAGAATTACTGTCAAGGCTGGTGATGAAGTACGTTGCATGGATGGTGATAGCGTAAGAGGTCAAGGCGAAGTTTATACAGTGAAGAGTACAAACTACTTTAACTACTCGGAATTATGGATGTAGATTTCGATTTCTCAGATGTCGACTCCTTTTTCGATGAAGGAGAATGGGAGGTCGAAAAGAAGATGATTGATGTAGGCGATGAAGCCGTGAAGTACGCAGAGGAACATGGGGATTATCAAGACCATACACTCACTTTGAGAACGTCCAATGATTACGATGTCAATAAAGACGGTTTGACATTGAAAAACGAAGCGGAATACGCATCATTCGTAGAATCTAAAGGGTATGATGTTTTGAGTAGTGCTGCTTTATTTGCGGAGAAACGATTAAAAGAAGAATTTGAAAAATGAAAAAGTACATTGGAACAAAACAGATTGAAGCAGAACCTATGACATTGGGTGAAGCTTGCAGTAAAGGCTTGGTAAAAAGTGAAATAGAAGAGAATGAGTCTTATAAACTAGGATATCACACTCGTACTGAATATGGCTATGAAAGTTGGTCACCCAAAGAACTGTTTGAAGAATCATATCGAGAAGTCAAGAAAGAAACTCCTATCTGTTTCGGTGATGCTATCGAAGTGTTAAAACAAGGTGGGACTGTTCGTAGAAGTGGTTGGAACGGTAAAGGTTTGATGGTATTCAAACAAGTGCCAGCTCATATCGAAAGCGACATCATCCCTAAGATGCAATCGCTTCCCCAATCGGCAAAAGACCTTATTCTGAAAGGTAAGGGATTTATTGACTATACAAGCCAGTGTCTTATCTACAACGAGAATACCGGACGCGCTGATTCATGGGTTCCGTCTATCAGTGATGTATTTGCAGAAGATTGGGAGATTGTGGAATGATAGTAACTACCGACATAGGAAACATTCTCTATCGGGACTGCAAGGCTTTCGGAATAGATATAGTGCCTGATGGTGAAACGCTGACGGGTGAATTGAAGTCCGAAAGGATTGTCATCCACACGAAGAAACAACAGCCGGGAAAGTATTGGAAGAAATCTTTCGCAGAAGTGAATCTATGTGTACCCAATTTAAGCGAGAATGAAGCGAACACAATCCGGCTTAACGAACTCGAAAGAAAGGCTGGCAAGCTGCTTGATGATGTAGTAAGCACCTATGACGGTACAACCTATCGTTATTCTATCGAATCAATTGGCACGGAAGCGGATACAGCTTTGAAATGCCATTACGTGAATGTGAGAATTTTATTTGAAGTAATAAATGTAAAACTATAAGATTATGATTTCAGCAGTAGGAATAAAAAGAATCTTGTTTGCCGACATTGATAAGGTAACGGCAGACATTACCCCCGAAATCGCAAAGACTTTGATTCAAGCCGCTATCAAAGCGAAAGATGAGGTTTTGAATGTACACGGGGAAACGTGGCAGATTGAGGAAACGGAAGCCTCTGTCACCGGGTACAAGAACCAATTAACGGGAAAGAATTACCGTTACGATGATGTGCCGGGAGAAGTATCGCCCGCTTTCTCTATCGGACAATATGACTGGAAGACCAAGAAAGCGTTCATGGGTGGCGATGTTATTCAGGCAACATCTAAAGATGTAGGTTGGAAGCGTGCTTTGGATAAAGTTATTATCAACAAAGCATTGTTCTGTCTGACCGATGATGATGTCTGGTTCATCTTCCCAAAATGCCGTATTGTTTCCCGTGAAGCCAATACGGATAAGGCAATTGCAATCGCTGTAAAAGGCTTGGTGCAGGAACCGGGAATCGAAGGTGTTTCTTCTGAGTATAACTATGAAGAAGGGCAGATTAAAGCTTTGCAGGCATGAACTACAGTAACCATTGTACCTACTCCTTCCGATGCGACCGTAAAGCTGGACGGTGCAACGGTCAAGTCAAAGCAGGTGAATGCTGGGGCTACCGTTCACTATGAAGTGTCGAAAGTGGGGTACGTCACTCAGTCAGGAGATATTAAAACCACTCCTTCTGAAGTTGATACCACTCTTAAAAAAGAGATAACATTGGTAAAAGCACAAGAGTGATAACCGGGGGATGGATATATACCATTCCCCCTTTTAGTTTAAGAATATGAATCAAGCAGCAAAAACGGTTTCTGATGCTTTGTTAGGGCTGGATTTCATGAATGTGGAGATAGGAGGGATGGTTTATACCATTAAACCTCCTACAATTAAAATTATCTGTCGTGCCATTCATCATTTTTCCAATATCGGCATGACTGGAGATAATGTCATGGAAGCTATTAAAGAGCTTCCTGAAGCTACTGAAGATATGCTGAAAGGTATTTCATGCTTCATCTGCGGGAATGATAGTTTGGTCAAAGAATTGGAGAACGGCACTTTTGAAGAAGTCAAAGATGCCTTGGAAGTCTGTTTCTCTATGATGGATATTTCGGCTTTTCAGTGTGTCAGCTCGATGAGGAACGTGTCGATGCTGGCAGCAAAACCGAAACAGTAGGAAACACAACGTTCTTCGGGCAGATAGCCCATTTGATTGACACGTTGCATCTGAGTTATACAGAAGTGTTTGAGATTATCCCTTATCGGAATCTGCTGATGATGCAACGGGATAAATTACACGCAGTATATGGTGGTCAGAAGGTGAATAGAATCAGTGGTAAGGAATTGGCTAATCGTAGGAAAAAGAAATAGATATGGCGAAATTATATTTTAAGGTAGGTAGTGACTGGGAAGAAGTTGTAAGACTTCGTAATGAAATTGCAAAATTAAAGCAGGAGTTAATGAGCATGGATGGCACGCAGTCTCCTGCTGCTTTCAAGGCTTTGAATGCCCAACTTGCTGCATCCAACCAAAGATTGGATGAGTTGGTGACTAATGCAGCCAAAGCTGGAGCGGAAATGGAAACGGGATTCAAAAGGAAAATCTTCGATGCTTCCCAGGCCGTGAATGGATTCACAGAGAAGATTCTTGCTCAAAAAGCGGTAGTTAAGGATATTGAAGCGGATGTAAAACGACTTGGGGATGCTTATCGTATAGCATTGAAAAGGAATCCGTTATCAGCAAATAGCAAGTTAGAAGAATACAATGCTGCCCGCAAAGCTCTTGATGAAGAAAAGGCAGCTTTATTTGGATTAACCCAACAACAAGCCGAAGCGCGTCTTTCCGTAAAGAAACTACGTGATGAATACGCCCTTTACAAGGATGACGCAAAAGAGGTTGTAGAAACTAATAATGGTATTGCTATTTCTTGGAAGAAAGCCTTGGCGGTTATTGGTGGTACTGGAGTACTGAAAGCATTAGGTGCTGAAATGATTCGTGTACGTGGCGAGTTCCAGGCTGCTGACACTGCTATTGAAACTTTATTGGGAAACAAAGAGAAAGCCAATGCCCTCATGTCACAAGTTCGTGAGTTCGCTAAAATTTCTCCGCTTGAATTTTCTGATGTAACAGCAGCCACGCAGATGATGCTTGGTTTCAACATTGAAGCTGAGAAAGTTCCCCGTTATCTACAAGCTATTGGCGATGTTTCTATGGGGAACACACAAAAGTTTAATTCTATGACTTTGGCATTCTCTCAGATGTCCGCTGCCGGTAAACTTATGGGTCAAGACCTCAATCAGATGATTAATGCAGGATTTAATCCTCTGCAAATCATGTCTGAAAAGACCGGTAAGTCTATCGCTACCCTCAAAGATGAGATGTCTAAGGGGGCTATTTCCGCAGAAATGGTTCAGCAGGCATTTATAGATGCTACTTCCGCTGGTGGTCGATTCTATCAGATGTCCGAAAACGCTTCAAAAGAGATAAACGGTCAGTTGTCTATGATGCAGGATGCTTTGGATTCCGTGTTTAACGAATTGGGAACAAAGTCGGAAAGTGTTATCATGGACGGTATTCAAATGACAACTTCGTTGATTCAGAATTATGAAACAGTAGGTAGGATCTTGGCTGGATTAGTGGTTACTTATGGTACATACCGGACCGCAGTGATGCTTGTTACTGCTGCCGAAAGTAAACATACTCTTGTGGAGATTGGACTTACCAATGCCCGTTTATTGGCACGAAAAGCGCAGTTAGCTTTAAACGCTGCAATGCTTACCAATCCTTATGTGTTGTTGGCTACTGCTGTAGTAGGACTTGGAGTTGCAATGTTGGCTTTCCGCGATTCGGCAACAGAAGCAGAAAAGGCACAGAGAAGGTTTAATGAACAGCAAGAAGAAGCTAAAAAGCAAGAAGAAGAACACAAACAGAAGATTGATTCCCTCGTACAAAGTTCTCGTGATATAGCGTTGTCGGATTTACAAAGAGGTCGAAGTTTAGCGGAGTTAAGAAAAGAATACCCTAAGATATTCGCTCAATATGACATCGAAACCATTAAGTTGGCTGATATACTTAAACTAAAGCAACAGATAACGGAAGAAGATGCGAAACGTGCCGGAGAAAAGCAAACCAAGGAACTTTCTAACATTGAATCTGAAATCAAATATTACGAGAATCTGCTGAAAACTCTTTCCGGTCAGCAAGGCGTTGATGGATATGTGAAGAAACTAAAAGAATTGCGTGCTATGCGTGATGTCATGCTGCAAGAAAAAGGCAAAGGCATCTCCGAACAGTTCATTTCCAATCTTAAAGATGTTAATACTAATGAGTTTGACCGCTACATCTCTGAGTTGGAGAAGCGTATCAGAGGAAAGGGGGGAAATGGAACTGTGAAACTTCGTTTGCCTATTGATATTAAGGGTACTTTGTCTGATGAAGCAATCTATAATGTGAAAGACATAAAAACACTTATAGATACAGCAAAATCAGTCAAGCAAACCCGAATTGATTCAGAGAAGAATAAAACTACCTACAAGCAGGATTATGAGAAAGCGAAGAAAGACTGGGATGATGCTAAGAAGAAACTTTCTGAAATAGAAAAGAATAAATCCAAGTTTACTTCAAAGCTGTATGAAGAAGCTAAGAAACGAGTAGAAACAACTGAAAAAGCCTATAAAAATTTGGGCGGTATTACTGGTAGTTCTTTGACCAAGCAGGAAAAAGCTGCTGAAAAGCAAAAAAAAGAACAAAAAAAGACAGCCGAACAACTTCTTTCACTTCACCGTCAGAACCAACAGGATGAAATCAACCTGATGATAGAAGGCACGGAAAAGAAGTTGAAACAGATTGACCTTGATTATCAGAAACAGATTGATGCGATAAGAAAACAGGAGGAAGAATGGAGCAAAGCCGGTAACGGTAAGCTGACCGACAAGCAGGCACAGAAAATTTCAGAAGCTTATACCAATGCCGAAAGTATGAGAGATAAAGATATTTCCGATGTAACTGAAGGACAGCTGAAAGCCGAACAACAGGCTTTGAACGACTACTTGAAAGAATATGGCACGTTCCAGCAGCAGAAATTGGCTATCGCCCAAGAGTATGCGGAAAAAATAAGGAAAGCACAGGAAGAAAACGGTGTTAATAGTGCACAAGTAAAGTTACTGGAGAAACAACGTGATGTTGCCATACAGAACAAGGAAACAGAAGCCATAAAAGCCAATATAGATTGGGTTACTGTGTTCGGTGAGTTTGGTTCCATGTTTTCCGACATGATAAAGCCCGCCTTGGACGAAGCGAAAAAATATGTACGGACTGACAAGTTCAAGAACTCCGATCAGGCAAGCCAGAAATCATTGATTGACGCCATCAGCCAGATGGAAAAGTCTTTGGGTGGTACAAGTGGAGTCAACTTCAAGAAACTTGGAGAGGATGTAAAAGCCTATCAAATAGCAGAACAGAATCGTATCAGTGCCATAGGGATTGAAACAGCTGCTTTGGAAAGACTAAAGAAATCACAGGATGATTACACCAAAGCGCAGAAGGGCGGAACGGAAAGTGAGAAACAAGCCGCAGCAAACGCTCTTGAAACAGCACGGCAGAATGCTGACATTGCATCCGCCAATGTGAAGACACAGACTGATATCGCCAATCAGGCCCAGCGTAATGTGACTGATACCGCCACCAGACTGAAAGCAAGCATGGAAAATTTGTTGGGAGGCTTGCAGCAGATTTCATCCGGTGGATTGTATAACGCATATAGCGGAATTATCAAAACCGTGAACGGATTCAAGGATGTCATAGGAAAAACGTCAGAATCTCTTAAGGAGGTCCCCATCGTCGGATGGATTCTGTCCATCATTGACGTACTCAAAGACGGATTAAGTGATCTTGTCGGTGGTCTGCTTGATGCTGTTCTGAACGCTGTCAGTGGAATTATCGGTGATGTCTTGTCAGGGGATTTGTTTGTCACAATCGGCAAGTCATTGAGGAACGGCATAGGAAACATCCTGAACGCAATCTCATTCGGAGGCTTCAACTCCTTGTTTGGAATAGGTGGAAACGCCAAGGAAGTACAGGAAACGATAGACAGGCTGACGGACAGGAATGAAACTTTGCAAACGGCCATCGAGGATCTGACTGACGAGATGAAGGCAAGCAAGGGAATGAAATCGGTTGAATCTTACAGGGAAGCTGTAAAGTATCAGGAGGAAGTCAATAAAAACTATCTGCAAATAGCAAAGAAGCAAGCCGGATATCATAAGAGCCACGGCAGCTGGCAGCATTATCTGAAATGGACGGATGAAATGCTGGAACACGCAAGAAAAGCTACCGGCATGCAGGATTTCTCCGGCACCGATTCCTTGTGGAATCTGACCCCCGAACAGATGAAAGCTCTACGGTCGGACGTATGGTTATGGGATATCATGGAATCTTCCGGTAAGGGAGGTTACGGTGAGCGTGTTACCGACAAGCTGGATGATTATATAGAGCAGGCAGGAAAACTGGAAGAACTGACCGACAGTCTTTATGAGGGCCTGATCGGAATGTCATTCGATTCCATGTATGACAGTTTTATAAGCAGTCTGATGGATATGGAGAAGAGTGCGGAGGATTTTGCTGATGACATATCCAAATATTTCATGCAGGCGATGCTGTCAAATGCCATCGGTGAACAGTTTAGTGACAAACTGAGGACATGGTATGATAAATTCGGTGAAGCCATGAAGGATGATGGTACGCTTGACAATAATGAGCGTAAGGAGCTGATGGATGAATACATGGGTTATGTGGACGAAGCCATGAAGCTCCGTGACGAGCTTGCCGCAGCAACCGGATATGATAAGATTTCGCAAGAATCCTATTCTCAATCTTCTTCATCAAGAGGGTTCGGCACTGAAATGACGCATGAAGATGCAGGAGAGTTGAACGGTAGGTTTACAGCATTGCAGATTACAGGAGAAGAGATAAAGAATCAAAATATCATTCAATCTCAATCACTTAATCTACTGACAGTAAAAGCAGATGCTCTACTTTCCATAAATACGGAAACAAGAAATATTGCTGATGATACGCGGGATTTGATAGCGCAATCCTATCTTGAATTGGTACAGATTTCAGAAAATACAGGGGCAATCGTCAAACCTATTCAACAGATGCAAAGAGATATAGCAGAGGTTAAAAAGAATACAGCAAAATTATAGTTTATGAATGAATTATTAATTAATGGCGAAAACGCTTATACAACATGGGGCGTGAGAATGGGAGAGGGGTTTCTTGATGTTATTGGGGCATCCGCTCCCATGAAGGATTTTATTGAGAACAAAAGCCGACTTGAACATGGGAAACGGGTAATAATCAATAATCCTAAAGTCGATGAGAGGGAAATAACTCTTTCGTTCACTATCGAGGGTAATTCTCAGTCTGACTATCAAGCAAAGAAGAAAGCTTTCTTTGATGAGCTGTATAAAGGTGTGGTTGATATTCAAGTTCCGGCTAACAGTAATGAGATTTATCATCTGATTTATCTTGGGAAAAGCGTTGCTTACGCACAGAGTTTAAACCGAACTTTCGGAAAAATTTCAGCCAAGTTTAACGAGCCAAATCCGGCAAACAGAAGCTAATTCACGACATTGGTTTTATTGTCGTGTATGTGAGTGCTCAAAATTGGGCACTCTTTTTTTTATCCCCGAACTTTGAAGACATGGAACAAATCGACATCAAAGACATATCCGGTGCTATCCAGCTTACAACTTTGATCAATGAAGGCTGCAAGCGTAAGTTCACTCTGATGAAGGAGGACTACATCATGTTAAAGTTCTCCTTAGAGAATCCCATATATTTCAAACTTGGCTCATACGTGGAATGTAACTTCGGATTGTTCGAGGTGTGCGACTTGCAGAAGCCCGCATTCAACACCAATACCGCCGGCTACGACTATGAGCTTCAGCTTGACGCTTACTACTGGAAATGGAAAAACAAAATCTTCAAATATACCCCGGAGACGGCCGGACAGGAAGCGTCCTGGAACCTGACCGCTCCGCTTGACGTACAAGCCGGTATAGTCCTTAGAAATCTGAAAGCTCTTGGTTACACATACAAAGGACAGGATTTTGTTTTCTCCATTGATTTCACAGTCGAAAACAAGTCCCAGTTGATGAGTTACGACAACATCAACATCCTTGACGCTTGTTTTGAGATGGCGAAGAAATGGGATTGCGAATGTTGGGTGACTGAAAACATCATCCATTTCGGGCGTTGTGAGTCCGGTGACGCGGTGGATTTCGAGATCGGGAAAAACGTGCAGGAAATGTCACAGTCAGAATCCCAGTCCACCTATGCCACCCGTATCTACGCTTTTGGTTCCACCCGTAACATACCGGCAGACTACCGCCCCATTGACGAGACCGTGGTTGTGAACGGCGTGGTGCAGCGCAGGCTGATGCTTCCCGAAGGCACTCCTTACATTGACGCTTATCCTGATATGACTACCGAGGAAGCCGTCGAGCAGGTGGTTATCTTCGATGAAGTCTATCCTCGAAGAACAGGCATCATGTCGGATGTCACCACTATCGAAGTGACGGACAAGGTGGAGAATGAGGACGGCACAACCACCGAGGAAAAATGGAATGCCTACCGCTTTAGGGACACGGGTGTTAACTTTTCCGAGAAATATATCCTCCCCGGTCAGGAGCTGAGGATACGTTTCGCATCCGGACTTCTCAACGGTTTGGAGTTTGCCGTGAAGTTCAATCCTGAGGGAAAGCCGGAGAAATTGGAGGATGGCGGATGGAACCCTGAGGCACAGCTTTGGGAGATAGTCAGGAATGAGGACTATGGCAGACCGCTTCCCGGTGATGTGCTCTTTCCCCAGGATGGAGATGAATATGTGCTTTCCGGCTGGGACAGCACGAAAATAACCGAACTTGGGCTTGTGGGTGCCGCCGAGCAGGAGCTGAAGGAAAAGACTGAAAAGTACGCTGCCAAATCCAAGATAGACCCGAGTACTTATGGCTGCACGATGATGTCAAATGACGCATACCGTGAGGATGGCATTCACAACCTCTACAGCATCGGTCAAAAGGTCAACCTTATCAACAAGGCTTATTTCGAGAACGGAAGGCAGTCAAGGGTTATCGGATTTGAATTCAATCTTGATTTAGCTTATGATTCCCCTATATATACTGTCGGGGAAACCGCCGCCTATTCTCGTATCGGGGAGCTGGAGGAAAAGGTTGAGAGCCTTACCCTAAAGGGACAGACCTATACGGGCGATGGTGACAGCGGTGTGTATGTGATAAGAAGGAATGACTCTACACTGGCCACGGATAGTAACGTGTATTCCGCATTGCGCTCCTTAGTAATGTTCCTTCGTAAGGATCAAGCGGACGGAACAAATTTCTTATTGAAGTTCGGCAAGTTCATCGACTCCATGATTGCCGGTAAAGGTGCCGGTATCTATCCTGACGGGCGCGGTCAGTTCGAGCGTCTTGAGGTACGCGGCTCCGCAGTGTTCAAGGAAATCATCTATAACCGTCTGAACGCACAGGAAGGCGACACCTCATATTCCGAGAACGGAGTCATTGAGTCCGTGGCTTTAGAGAGCGACGGAACTTATACCCTGAAATTGCGCAAGCGCTGGGAGAATGACTTCACCGCATTCCAGGAGGGTGATATAGTGTACGGGATTGTAAACAACCTTTTTTCAACGGGGGAGTATTACGCCTCGTGGATGCGCGTGCTGTCCAAGAATGTCCCGGCCAACTCCATCTCGGTGTTGTCATACCCGGACAGTGAGGTGCCGGGCGGTAAAAACTATCCTCCCACAGAGTTGACGATCATTACCAGAAGAGGAAACGCCTTCAATGAGGACAGGCAAAGCTACTGGTATTTGTCCGCCACCACGGATAAATGTCTTGTCTGGCTGGAAGGAGTAACGAAGCCTGTCTTGGAACAGAACAACTATTACATGATATTGGGGCGTTTGCCCAATTTGGATTTGTTTGACAATCTCCCCGTCAACTATAAGCACTCGTACATATTCGCCCGTGCCGGCATCTTCGGTGAACTTTACCGGGTGGACTGGCAGGGACTGCCCGTACAGGAACTGGTGGACCGTGGCTTTTGGTCGGCCGAAGTCGCGTCCTCTGACAATCCTTACACCAATACGCAGGAGCGGGCGGACACGGTTTGGCACTACGGCTGCAAATGGAAGTGCCTGATGACGGGAACAGCCGACGAACCGCAATATGCGGCGGCCGGATGGGCGATGCTGGAAGGGAACCCGGAATTTACGATAGGGATCGGCAGCACAAAGGGGTGGTATTTTGATATCGAGACTTTTTCCACAACGCTATATATTACCGGCAAGCTGTACAACCGTGACGTGACAGATCATATACTTGACGCTGATGTGAGCTGGACGCGTGATACCGGGAATGTATCAGAAGATAACGCATGGGCGGTGAAGCGTGCCGGCGCCGGGAAAAATCTTCCTCTGACGATAGATGATCTCGGACCGAATTATACCAACATGCGGGTGTGTACGTTTAAAGCACAGGCGTTATTGCGTGACGGGCAGCAGTTTGAAGTGGCGGAGAATTTTGTAACATTTTAAAATGGTTTTATACAATGGCAACAAAGCAACGAAAAATAGAAATCAACTACCGGCTGTTACAAACCAGTTGTAACATCGAGGTGGTGGGCAGCGTGCCGGACATGCAGGTCTACCAGGCTGACAAAGCTGAATACACTCCGGACTATACGCTGACACCGCTGGTCCTGTTTCCGCGGTGCAACGCCACCGATCCGGAAGCGGTGACTAAAATCGGGGCGGTCAACTCCAGGCTGACCAACATGAAGTGGTACGAGCGCATCGGAACCACACGCACACTTATCACATCGACAAACACAGGCTACAGCATTACGGAGTCCGGTGACAGCAAGGGACAGATCACAATGAAAAAAAATGTCACCGTCCTAAAACCCGTCACGCTGGAGTTTTACGCGGAATATGCCGACACACGTACCGGACAGCTGTTTACTTTTCAGATGAGCCGTCTTGTCCGCGCGGTTGACGGTACGGATGCGATCCCCGTATTGACGATAGACAGCCCGTCCACGCTGGACTGGAACCCGGTGCGTGACATCACCGCACAGACCATCACGGCTAAACTGATGGTAGGCGACACGGACGTGACGGCTACGGGCAAATGCAAGTTCTTCTGGTACCGTCTGTTGTCTACGGGAGCGCTGGAGGCGATAACCACAGGAGCGGGTGACAACGACTGGGAGTTTGTATCACTGAACAAGAATGTATATAAGATTGACCGCAATTATATAGGTGATGACATCACGATTGTCTGCAAGGCCACCTATGCGGCTTCCGGGACTCCGGCATCAACCCCGGGCATATCGGACCCGGCAGTCTCTACGGTGATACGCCGCAGGATTCCGAAGATTGAAGCCGACTGGGAGGGCGTACCTACGGGTGTTCCGGATGGGACTTACGCCATCTTTCCCAGACCCGTCATTCGGGATACCATGGGGGTTATCCCGAATCCATCCGCCATGTTTAACTGCCACTGGTACGTCAAGAAGAGCGGAGATGCCGGATATGCCAAGGTTGCCGACGGATACTCTCCCAGGATACCTTTCAGCAACGGCATGATGTTAAAGCTGGAGGTGGAGGACAGAGGCCCTTACGTGGCGCTGACACAAAGCGGCAAGGTGCTCACACAGGGGGGCAAGGCGGTAGTAGTAAGAAAATTTGGATAACATTAAAAACAATAGAATTATGGCATTTTACATTAAAGTAACGAAGGAGGTTGCCGACCGGTTGCATCTGACCGATATCCGCAACAGGACAGCGGATGGCAATGTATTATTGTGGCAGGCGGACGTGGCACGTTTCCCCGGCGACACGGTATTTGACAGGGCCAAGGAAGCGGGCGGCATCTGCCTGACCCCGCAGGCGGCGAAAGAAGAGATAGACGGTACGGACCATCCCGTCGAAGTATTCACACCTGCCTCTTGGGGGGAGGACAACACCGAAAGCTCCGAAGGCACGGATAGTACGGAAACGACCGGGGAAGGAGGAGCGTCATGAGTTTGGCCAGCGCGACCGGACAGGTCATATTTTCGCAAAAGGGCGGCGTATACATGCCTGCCATCCAGTGTAACCAGGGAGATCTGTATCAGGAGTATATGGGCGAAGCGTCCGCGCCGACGAACATCGCACCGGATTTCGCTTCGCTCAAGCCCGTCTTGTCCTTCATTCTCACCTCTTCGCGGGTGGCGGAAGGGCTGGTGGTTCCTTCCTCCATGAAATGGTATTTCAATGATGTCGAGATCAAGTTCTCGGGCAATGTCTCCACCAACACGTTTGGCGGTGAGACGGGACATTTCAAGTTTATCCCTTACCAGCCCGGTACGACGGATTACTACGGATTGCAGATCGTCAAGAATCTGGTCAAGGCGAGTGGAGCGGCCTCTTGTACCATCAAGGGTGAAGCTACCGTGACGATAGGGAATACCAGCGACACCGTCCAGTTCGTCTATAGCATCCCCATCACCAAGGGGGTCGGAAACCAAAAGCATGTGACGATCATTGCCGGTGACAACAAGTATTTTACCCTTCGGGACAAAGGGCAGAGCTGCATTCTGAAAGCCGTAGCGCGCATGGGCAGTGACGAGATCACTACCGGACTGGCGTACAAGTGGTACAACCAGGTCAACGGTGCGTGGAGCGTGCTGAGCGGAAAGACCACACAGACATTGACCGTCACCAACGATATGGTTGACACGACAGGTGTGTTCAGAGTGGAGGTGTACCAGGGCGGCAAGCTCATCGGTCAGGACACGCAGTCCGTAATGGATGCGTCCGATCCGTTTGATTTGATCCTGAATCCCACGCCCGAGGACGAGACCATCCGGGAAAGTGGTGACACGGTGGTCTATAAGCCCATTCTGGTCAAGCGTGGAAGTACCACCAAGTACAAGGACATGACTTTCTATTTCGTGTTCATGGACAGTGCAGGAGTAGTCCTTAACCCGTCTACTTCCGGTACAGCAGCCACTTCCGGCACGTGTACTTGGGACATGTGCCAGCAGGCAGGAGGCAACGTGGCATGGACCATCACAACCAAGGAATAAGGAGGTGATATGCCGTTGGTGACTAGAACCGGACAGGTCAGTTTTGCTCCAAAAGGTGACAAGGGAGATAAGGGGGCGCGCATGCGTATGCGTGTATGGGAGGCGTCTGTGTCTTACCTGGAGGGCAAGCAAGGGCAGCAGTTTTACGACATTGTACTTTATGACAACCTGCTGTACCTGTGCATCCGTTCGCATACGTCGGTATCGACGGAACCCCCCAAACAGAATGTGGCTTCGGGAAAAATAAAATACTGGGAGGTAGCACAGAGCTGGACTTTTATCGCCACCAAGCTGTTGCTGACCGAGAAGATCAAGGCGTCCATGATTGATGCGGACGGTATCATGGCGGTCAATGTGGACATCAGCGGAAAAATCACGGCGGATAGCGGACGTATCGGTCCGTTTTCCATAGATTCCGGTATGTTGTCCTCAAAAACTCTTTATGAGGGGACGGATTCCCATGTCGGTTTCAACCTGTCTGCCGGACAGATAGAGTTTTATAACGAAAGGACATTTGCACGTGTAAAAATCGGAGGGAACACGAAATTTGTCACAATCGAAGGGATATCGTATGATGCCGGAATTGACATACAGAGTCCGAATGCCATGATCGGGATGCACATCAAGACCCTGAGCATTCCTCTGTTCGTGGAGGGGGGTAACATTTTCCTTCATCCGAACAATGACAGTTATGTGTCTCTTCATGGCATAGTGGGGAACTGGAGGAACATATCCGTCAGCACTTCCCTGAATAACAATGATGACAATGTGATGTTTATTAATACGGGTAATATAGAAGTGACACTTCCTCCGGATGTTCCGGGACATACCATATACTTCAAACGTATGAGCGGCGGGGTAAGACTGACAGGCGGGCGCATCCTGCCTGCCCCCGGAGGAAAAGAGATGTCCTCCATTGATCTGGATTATGCGTCCGGATTCGTTAAATGTATGGGCAATTATTGGGTTATGTTTTATTGCGGATAACAGTATTTAATTAAGTAGTATGAAAGTTGATTTTACAAAATTTCCCCTGTTCACGGGGATAGACAGACAGGATATGGTGATAGCGGATATCCGTAAGGATATTGCTGACGGCATTTACAGGAACGTGCCCGGTCTTCCGGCGCACGTGCTTGCGGAGAAGATCTATCGGAACGAGCTTGTGGAGCTTGCCGATGACGAGATTCATATACTTGACCTCTACACTTCCGCTTCGGTGGGGCAGCTCGCCGACTCATGGCAGGATTATAAGAAAAACAATTTGGAAACTGGTAAATAAAAAATATTATGGAAAAGATGGAATTAAGTGAGGCGTTGAAAGCCAATGCCTCAGTACTGGAAGGACTGTTAGGGATAAAT